CTGGCCATCGCCAACAGCATGTCGCCACTGACGAGCCCGGTCCAGTCGGCGACGATCTTGCTGCGGCTGGCTTGGCCAAGGTCATACCCGATGCCAACGGTGGGGCCAGACTGCAAGCCGGGCCACTCCGGACGCATGTAATGCTTTTCGTAATACGCCTTCGACGTTACCTCGTGCCCAACACAGAGGTCAAAGGCGCGCTTGCTGATCCGCATTGCGTTAATCCCTTTTCTCTTACGACGCGCTAGACCCAAACCTTCTGCTTTATGTTGCTCGCGAGCGTCGTGTTGTTGATCGTGTTGACCAGCGCCACCATTGAGCCGTTCAGGCTGATACGCTCGAAAGAAATGCTGCCCGGCTGCGTTGGAGCTTCGATGACGAACATATACGGATTTGATTGATTGCCGACGCAGTGGCGGAAGTCCGCGCCGCCGAGTGCGATCTTGCACACGGCTGCAATGTGCTCCCATTCCGCATGTAGGCGACTGACCTCGAACAGACCGCTGCCGAGCTCAAGCCCCACGGACCCCTCGATACCGCGCTGCGTGGTCTCGTCGTGCTCACCAATAGGCTCCAGCAGGTCAAGCCTGAACGACGTGGCGTCAGTGCCGTCGAAATGGAAGGCTGGGTTTTTGGTGCCGTTGGTGAGCGCAGTTACGTCGTGACAGTCCACGGAAGTGGCACCGCCATAAGCAGTCTCGTACCACACGCCAGCGCGGCTGCCGCCGAAGATGATCAGGTGGCTCATCATGTCCTCGGTGTCCTGCGCATTGTTGCTGAAAAGCATCGCGCACTTATTCGGCGTTTCAGCCGTAATCAGGTCCGAGTAAAGATTGACGTTCTTGATGCGGCTGCCCATGCAGGCTAGGCCAGTGGTAGGGTCGCCAAGCGAAATGAAATGCTTGGTCGGGTCGCTGGCGTTCCTGCACTTCAATACGTTGGAGTATTTGGACATGCCAACGAAGCCGACGCCGATCGGGAGCACGCGCCCGGCGTCGAGCATGATCACTCCTTTCTTGGAGCATGTGATGGTGCCGCCCACACCCGTGGAGGTGTCGAGCGTGGTGCCGGAGCCAAGAGTTTGTGAAAGCTCTGCGCAAGCGTCGTCGAATGCATTTGTCCAGTTGCTCGCGGCAGTATCAGAACCAGTCCAGTCCGGGTTGACGTTGTAGGGCGGCAAGGCGAGGTCGATGATGTTGCGCATAATAGGTTCTCCTTTGATGAATTGGTTACGAGGCGATGCGGACCCAACTCATGTAGGTGTCAGGACCGTGACCACCTGAGTCGTTGCTGACAGCAAAGCCGTTGCCTGATGTGCCATCAAAGGCTTGGAGGCTAATTGATACGCCAGCAGCAACCGAAACGATCGCTTCCACGACCGCTTGAACGTGGCCGTTAGCTGCTTGCGTTTGAACGACGCCGCTGGAACCGAGGATCGACGTGCCGTCAAATAGACGCGCCACGAACTGCGCTGCGCCAACGTTGTCTCTGAAGCTGGCACGCGCCATGACCATATACGTCCCAGCAGCCAGCGCTGGCGTCGTTAGCACCGACGTGAGCGTGTTGATCGCGCCGAGCGAAACGTTTGCCGCGAGCGACGCTACACCTGAACTCAGCGTGACTTTTGTCAGCTGCGAAGCGTCCACAGCTGGCAGACGCGCGGTGCCATCCAGCTGCACGATCTGGTTGGCAGCCGTGCCGACGTTGAGCGCGGCGGCGGTGCCCAGCGTGGGCTTGCCGGTCAGGTCCGAATAGGCGCCAGTGCGCGCAACTTGGGCCAGCGCCAAGATGCACGCCTGCACGAATGCAGTGGTCGCGATCTTGGTCGTGCTGTCCGTGCTGCCCGCCACGGTTGGCGCCGTCGGCGTGCCCGTGAGCGCAGGCGAAGCCAGCGGCGCCTTGGCCGCCAGCGCATTGGTCATGGTGGTGGCGAAGTTCGGGTCGTTGCCAAGCGCCGCAGCAAGCTCGTTGAGCGTGTCAAGCGCGCCCGGAGCGCTGTTGATCAGATTGGCGACAACCGCTTGCACGAATGCAGTGCTCGCGATCTTTGTGCTGTTGTCCGAAGCCGCAGTCGTCGGCGTGGTCGGGAAGCCGGTGAACGCAGGGCTGCTGAGCGGCGCGGCACCGATAGCGTTTCTGAATGCAAGGTCGCTGGCCACGTTCATGAACGAGCGCACGAATGCGCTGATCAAAAACGTCTGCGCAGCGCCATTGACGTCAATATACGGCACACCGTTAGGCGTAGCGGCGAGCGCAAGCAACGCCCCCACCATGCCGTCAACAAAGTGCTCGTCGTTCCAGTGCGAAGGCTGGATATCGCCGGGGTCGTCATTGTCAGGGCGCCCCGAAATGAAATTGTGCCTGATGCCGGACATGACGTCCCCTTTTGCGGTTGGCTAGGATTAGGTGCTGACGACCGGCTCGCCGGAGGCGTCGATCGTGAAGCCTTCCAAGGAGGCTATCTCGCCGAGCACTTCCTGCAATGCCTCCACCGACTGTTTGCCTTCGGTGTCCTTGGGCCACGGGGTGGTGAAGCCGCCGTCCTCGAAGAAGGCCGTGAGCTCCGGGTCATCTTGGTCCACAAACGCAACGCGCTTGCTGGAGAAGACCTTGCCGCCCTTGGTGAGCCAGTACCAATCGCTTGGATCATACACTCGCATTTGTTCAATTCCCTTCTGTGTGTTGGTTGGCGCTTACGCGTACTCAGCGCCAGAAAGCAGCGTGCCCGCGACGTTGCCGGGGAAGTAGTTGACACCGCCGCCGCCCGTGTTGATGAAGGAGTTACCGGAGGCGGAATAGCGCTTGCCGGTAGCTGTGCCGGAGAACGTAGCGTTGAACAGCTGCACATGAGAAAGGCCGTCGCACTGCACGAAGGCGGCGCCATATGCTGGCGTTCCGACGATCGTGAACGCGGTGGTCACAGCGCCACCACCGTTGAAGTAGCTGTTCTGCCGCGCTTCGATGAACGCGCCAACAGAGGAAGAGGTGCCAGCAGAGCCGCCACTGATCTTGTGATTGCCGACACCCAAATCAACGATGGAATTGGAGAGCGAGATTTGCGCGCCTCCGCACGTGCCGAACTCCATGTTGTTCAGAAGCACGCGGCCAAAGCTGTTGACGGAAATACCGTTGAGACCGTCAACTGTCGCGACGCCGCTGGTCGTCACCTTGAAGCCGGTCAGCGAGTGGAGCTTGCCGCCCACCGAGAAAGCATTCTTGTTGACGCCGGCGACGATGCAATTTCCGGGCGCTGCGGCATTGCCGATCCACTTGACATGACCGCCATTGCCGGTCATTTCGTCAAGCGCGACGCCTGCATAGGTGCCGTCCGCCACGTTCACCGTGATGTCAACGCCATTCAAAATCCACTGCCTGATGTACTCGTTGGCGCGTGCCAGCGTCTTGAACGGACCGTGCCCTCCACCCACACCAGCGGCGAGGCCGTCATAGCTGTCGTTGCCTGTTGCGTCGTTCACGTAATACGTGAGTGGGACGGACAGATAGGTCTTCGTGCCCGGCTGCTTGTACTTCCAAACCAATTGCCAATTGGTGCCGTCATACGTGAAGCCGAAGATGCCGTCCTTGGTCAGGTCGCCCGGACCAATATCGCCGCCGTCCTGATGCTTGACCGCCACGGCGCCAAGGCCATTGGCGTTGAGCGTGGTTGGTCCATTACTGGTGGTCGCGACCTTGACGATTACGGTCATGCCTTCCTTGATTTCGGCAGGCGTCGGCGAAAGCGTGATGACGATGGCGCCGGAGCCGCCAATGTCACGCGCATACTTGGGTTGATCGCGCTGGATGAGGTGCTGCACCGCTTTGAGCAGCAGCCCGTCGTCAGTATTGTCCTCAGCCACCACGCTGACGGCAGTGCCAGTCACGCCATTGCCGCGCGCCAGCGTTCGTGCATTGGCGAGCAGCTGGTTGAGCCATGCGGCCTGAATTTCCGTGCCGTCATCTAGTTCAGGTGCCGAGCAGTCACGGAAGAACGTATCTGCTCCAGTGAACGAACGCGTTTCGCCGGGGCGGACGGTTACGCCACCAGCGCCAACGGTCGGGCCAAAAATATCAACGGTCATGTGACGGCTCCTCTAACTTCATATAGGGTGTAGATTTCTGCGTGAACGATACGTGCCATGATGCACTGAAGCGGGCCAAGGTCAGGTCCGCAGGAGAGCCTTCTGCCGCCACGCAGGCGGCCTGCGCGCGAGGCCGTGAAGCGCCCACGCGGCTGGTAAGCTGGACTGTCCGGAAGCGACACGACGATCTGTAGCGTCGCATTGAAAAGCGTGGCGCCCGTCTTCGCCTTGCCTGCGCGCACGAAGCCAGCACGGCTGCCGCAGGAAGCTACGAGCTCTTTACAGGTGATCGACCAGCCCGAGCGCGCCGCCACCTCAGCATAATATTCGCAACGCGTGCCTCCGATTGCGATCACCTTGGTGCACAGGTCCGGGAACGGGTCGCAGGCGTCAGGCAGGCCGTACTCCGTCATCCACTCGTCACGCGTTTCCACAACGGACGAGCACCAAAACTCTTCACGCAGTGCGCACAGGCGCTGCGTGAGGTAGTGCAGCACGACCGCGAAGGAGCGGAAGTACAGGTAAAGAATGGACGGATTGCTCTCGCTGGTTGAGAAGGCTCCCGGATCGAAGGCGTCAGGATTGAAGCCGATCACGCTACCAGCGCGCGGACCGCCTTCATTGGTCTGCCAAGCGCGCCCACGCGGGAGCAGCGCAAGCGTTGCCGTCGTGATGTCTTCAAGCGTTGGGCAGCGCATGACCAACCTCAGGTGAACGTAATGTTGCCGAGCGTTGCCATCTGGCCAGCCAGAAGGGCAATGTCAGCCGTTGGTGAAACGATCTTGTGTCTGCGCTCTCCGCTGGCGTTGGCAACGGCTTGCCAAATCCAAGACGTTGAGAATGAGAACGGTGCGGCAAGGTATGGCATGCTGCCGAACAGCACGTCCGAGCCGGCTGGACGGCTTAGCCTGAAAAATGCATTGGCGAGTTCGGCGCGCACAGCTTCCTGAACCTCAGCGGTGTTCGGCTCCAAGCCCTGGACGATGACGTTGACTGGCACTTCGATCGGGCGCGCAACAGTCACCTTTGCGCCTGCGGGGCGCACCATTTCGATATGATCCTGCACACGCTGCACGTCAGCAGGCGAAGGGATGCCGTTAGCGTAAAGGTTATACATGAGCGGGAAGACGCGCACCGTGCCAGGACCTTGCCACAGACGCTCAACGTAAACAGTCGGCCTGTCCAAGAAGAACGAAACGCCTGAGACCTCGCCAGCCCATAGCACGTAGTCAGCAGCGCTGCCGCCATGCGGCGGGTTGCGCTTCCTGAACAGGATGCGAGCGCGATAGCTTTCGATGTCTTCAACGTCAGCGCCCAACGCAAGTCCGCTGCTGTCAACAGCGCAGGTCGGAGTTGGCGTGCCAGACGACGTGACGCCGCTGATGATTTCAAGGCTGGTGTTCGCCTCGGTGTTGGAAGCCACGCCGTCCGTCGAAGCAATGACTGGCACAGTAAGCGTGCCTGACGTTGCGAGCACGCCGCCAACACTGACGATGAACTCAAGCCCGTCTGAGCGGCGCAGCACCGCGCCAGTGTCCACCGCAATGTCGTCAGCAGCGGTGAAAACCACGTTGCCGACAGCTGGCGCAGCTGGCTTGCGCGCGATGCCGTATTCAGTGCCATGACGCGTGAGGCTTTCGATGTCCGGAGCGCGGTGCGCGAAGATTTGCTTTTCGATGTAGCTGGCGAAGCCGAACACCTCAAACACTGCGCCCGCCACCACCTTGGCGGATGCGTAGACATTGTTCGGCCAGACCCAAGCGTCGGTGCCTTTCAGGTTGGCCCTGAAAGCCTGCCGCGTGCGCTCAGAGAGCTCTTTCAGTGTTGGCAGTTGAAACATTGGTCAGTGCCCTCAAGGGATGGTCGGGAACGGCGCGGACTTGGGCGCTGTAGCTGTCTGCGCCCAAATGTCCTCGAACTTATGGTCGTATAGCTTGCCTCCGTCGCGCCCGTAGATTTGAACGGAAAGGTTGACGCGGTTGATCGCGAACTCCGCTTCGGCCTGCGCTTCCACGCGCACGGCAGCGCCTTGGTTGATCAGCGGCATAAGCGCTTCCAGCGTGACGATCTCAACCCAGCGCCTGATGTCTTCATTCAGGTGGGCGCGCTCAAACACCCACAGCAGTGAGCCCATGTCTTGCTCATACAGGTCGGCGCGCACGTCAACGCCATCACCGAACCAACCGCGTTGGTCGCCGTCCTCCACCAAGTAGAACAGCGGATGGTCCTTGGCGATGCGCTTGTCCGTGAACAGGCTGAGCACCACAGCCGTGTGCAGGGCCGCCCGCGCCCGCAAGCCGCCTCTATTCTGCTTCTCTTCCGGACCTGCCAAGGCCCAGTCGGCCTGTCCGCGCCAAGGCTCCCACACGCTGTCCCAAAACAGCGTTGGTTGCTCCTGCTCGCCTTCGTCAATGCGGACCTGTAGTGCCATTGTTTAAATCTCTGCGAATACCTTTGTCGATGGCCCTGCGTCGGTCATGACAGCCGGGGTAGCATCTGCGCTAGGAGAAGGAACCCCTAAGTTGACGCGGCCCGCCTTCACGTTCACCCACAACCCACCGTCAACGCCACCCGCAAACAAACTAGCAGCCTTGCAGATGATTTGGCCATCATCATTTATCGTGACGGTGCTTCCCTCGTATGTGAGGACAATGCTGTCGTCGTCCATCACAATGCTGATGGTCTTCTCGTCGTTTTCGCTTTCGTCGTCCTCGCTGGTATCGTTGGCGTCGGCGTTGGCGCCGTCGTCACCCGCCTTGTAACCTTTGCCGATACGGATATTGATCTTTTTGGCGTGCACCGCGTCCAAGTGCTCCGGGAACACGCGAATGATGTCGCCCTTGTGGTCGAACAGCACAGTGCCGCCCTCCGGCGTGCGCTTGGGCCTGTACTTCTGATGACCCGCGTCCCTGTACAGCGTGCGATCGCTGCGGCTGCCCATCTGCTCGATGATGCCGTCGCTGTCCTTGGGCGGGTTGCTGCTGAACCCGTAGTCCTGCGGGCGCCAAATTTTCTTGGGCTTTTCGCCCTTGAGCCCCTCGATATCCACACGCTGCTGGCTTTTGCTGTCGTCCACCTTCTTGATGATGGCGCGGCGCGTAGTGGGGCGGTTGCCGTCTTCAATTTCCCAAAGCATCACTCGGCCTCGCTGTCGTCCATGGACCACTCTTTGCCGGACTGATTGCCCTTGCCGTCGCTGCCCTTGCCGCCATATGCTCTCGGGTCTGTAAGCCCCAGCGTGGCGATGCTGCCCTGCTCCGACTGCATGTACGTCACGCTTTCGATCAGCATGTCCTGAGCAATATCAAGGAAGGGGCTTTCCACCCACACCAAATATCCCGGCTCCCACAGCTTTCCGCCGTCGTCGCGAAAGCCCTGCGTGTCGATGGTGGCCTTGAGCGCGTGGCCAGCTGCACGGTCCTTGCGGTTCTTGGCCTTCTTCTTGGTGCGCTTTTTGGTGGTGTCCTCGTCCTGCACAATGATGATCGGGCGATGACGGTCCACGCCCTTGTCGCGGGCGATGGCTTCGATTTGCAGGTTGTCCACCCCATGTCCGAACGGGCGCTGGCCGCGCACGATGTATTCGCTGTGACGGTTGCTGCCGTTGTGGTCGGCAGTGCCCGTCAGAATGTTGTGGCCTTCAATCAGCCCACCAGCGTGGCGCTTGTTACCCGCCTTTGTGATTTGCGCGTTGCCGTCCGCAGTGCCCGTGATGGTCATGCCTTGCTGACGTGCCATCTTCTCCACCAAGCGGAAGACGCTCTCGCCGGGGTTGACCTGATATTGCTCTATCTTTTCCAGCTGCTGGTCGGTGGTGAACTTGGCGCCGATGCCCTCCGCAACAGCATTGCCGATTTCCATCGGGTCCTTGTTTTCGAACTGGCCGGTCTCATGCTTGGCGCTGCTGTCCACAAGGTCGCCGCTATTGCTGCGCCCGTTGACAGTGATCATGGCCTTGGTGGCTTCAATGCGCGGCTGCTTCTGGTCAACGAAGCCGGTCAGCAGCAGGTCGCCATTGGCATGGATCGTCAGCTTGGTGCCCACCGCAAAGACGCGGTTAGTCGCGCTGGCGCCGAGCTCGGCGGCGATCTCGAGGCGAAAGCTACGCGCGGCCTCTTCAAAGGAGGCGCGAACTTGCGCCACCTCAAAAGCGGTGTATGTCATGCCGCCGACGTTGATGGTGATGACCTCGATGCCCATGCTACTTGCTCAGCGCCTCAAAGCTCGGTGGCATGAATGAAGGGTGCGGCACGCGGTTGCGCTCGGCAAGCTCCGTTGAGCGCGTCGGGTCCGCGTACAGACGCCATGCCCAGAACAAGCTCGGCATACCAAGGCTTGCGGAAACGCGCACGATTGGAGCAAGGTCGATGATCGCCCTGCTAAGGTATTCAACTGTCGCGTCGCGCAGCTTGGTCATAGCGTGGAATAGTTCATAGTCATCGCTGGGCAACGCCCCCAGCTGCTCTTCGAACAGACTGGAAACGTTGGCGCGCAACGTGATGGCGGTTTGCCTGTCCGTCAGTTTCATTTTGACGACGGCTTCGCAATAGCTGATGAGCGCGGCAAGGCGCAGGAGCGTATTGCCAGCCTGCGCATTGGTGATTACGGATGGCGTCCAAATGCTGGCGACCACAACCTGAGACGAACTTTGCTCAACAGGAGTTGCCTCCAAGATACTGGTCATGGTGCTGACCGCAACGGCAGGGTCCATGGCCACCGTGAGCGCCATTGCGATATCTACGACACTCTGCCCGACGGCTTGCAGCGCTGCTGTGTCTTGGCCTGCGATCGCTTCCGGCGTGGTGGCATAGGCTTCAATGATGGCGTTGCGCTGTGCCGCATTCACCGCAGGGTCAACAGTGGTGGACGTGCGCACGACCTCCAGCGTTGCCAGAGCGTTTTCAGTGCTGGACTGAAGAGCCTCCTGAACGTAGTCTGGCACGCTCTTGATGAGCGCTGTTGCTGCGAACACGGCGGCCACAACGGTGGCGGCCTGCTCTGCCTGCACGAACACCATGTTGATGAGGCTTGTCACGCTGGCAAGCGCGCCACTGAAACCTTCGCGCACAAAGCGCAGGCTGAAAGCAATATAGCCAAGCTTGTCCTTGGCATAAGTGCGGCTGAACTCAAGGCAGCGCACCAGCACAGGGCCTTGCGTCGGAAGCACCACAATGCCGGGTCCGCGCGTGGCACAGATGGCCATCAACGCGGCGCCTTCGCTGTCCGCGCGGTCGCTTGCCACGTATGCCGTGACGCTGAAGTCGCGGTAGCGTTCGCCAAGGTCCTCGAGGTATGGCGTGTCACGCATGGGAAATTCATGGATGACGATGCGCCGCGCGCCGCCTTCGGTGTCGGTCTCCACCCAGAAGGCAGCGCCCTTATAGGACGTGCGCCAGAGCGTCTGAAGCCAATTGCGCGCGATCATGGCAGCGGCATCCCCGTATTGAGCGAGCTAGGTTTGGCGTCCGGGCTGGACTTGCCAGTGGAGCCGGGTCCGTTGGCTGTCAGGCGACCTGCCAAGTTCGCGATTGAGTTCTTGACGTTGTCCACGATGCGCAGGAGCTCGCTACCAGCTTCGACGACGACCTTGACTTCGGTTTCGCCCTTGACCTCAGCGCTGCCTGTAAGCTCGGCCTTTACGTCCATACCCTTGATGGCGCTGACCACGTCGTCGAGCGGCTGCACAGGAGGCATTTCGGAGCCATAGCCTTTCTTACGCGGATCGGCAGAAGGCAGCGGCGCATAGCCGGGGCGCTTGCGTGGGTCACCCATGGGTAGCGGGAAGCTTCCCTTCGGCAGCGGCGTCTCGCGCCACTTTTCAATTTCCTCTTCGCTGAACGGCTGCGCCGCAGTGCCGACGGTTGGCAGCTGCTGTAACTCGAACAGACGAATGGCATCCTTAGTCATTTGCTCCATGCGGTGCGCTGGGATTTCACTGCCGCGCTGCCGCGCCTTTTCAACCAGCGCCTGACGCCGCGCCAGCGAGGCCTCGAGCTCGAGGATTTCATTCTGGCGCCCGACGTCAGCCTGCTCGTCGAACATGCCCTTGAAGGTTGGGCCTAGACCTTGGTCGGCGATCTCCTGTATTTTGTCTGCGGCAGCGTTCAAGCCCGACGTCAAACCCTTCTTGTCGCCGCCGCCCATCTTCTTGCTGAGCTTATCCAGCCCGTAACCGACGGAGTTGACAAAGCGGTCGGTCGCCTCGCTCATGCGCTTCATGGCGATGGCTGGCGTGTTCATCACCTTTTCAAAATCTTTCTGCGTGCTGCCCGCACTGGTGCGCAGTTCATCCATGACCTTTTTATTCAGGTCGCGGTAGCTCAGAAGGGCGCGCATACCGCGAGCGAACTGCATGTCGCTGAACAGCTGCGGCACTTTGCTAAGGTCTCCACCGATGGCCTTGTCGCTCAGGTCGATGAACACTTCCAGCAGATCCTTGCCTTCCTTGCGCGCCTTGGTCATTTCAGAACGCAGGTCGATGCCGAACTTCTTGAACTTTTTGGTGGTCTCTTCGCTCTCCATTTTGGCGAAAATGTTGAGCATGCTGTCGGCGGCCTCTTCGGTGGTGCCCGTGCCGTTGCGCACGGTTTGCAGCGCAGCCACCAAGCGCATCAAGCCTTCCTCGCCCTTCATACCCACAGCCACGGCGGCGGGAGCGATGGACGGGATATAGCGAGCCATGTCCTTGAGCTCAAACTTGCCCGCCTTGCCGCCCTTGACCAGAATGTCGAACGCATTCTGCATCTGGTCGGTGCCGATTTTCAGGTTCTGGTTGAGCGCAAGCGTGGTGGTCGCCATGTCTTCCACCTCAGCACCAGCTGCTTGCGCCGTCTTGGCGATGGCGGGCATGGCAGGGAGCGCGTCTTTTAGATCAAGGCCGCCAGCGACGAGGCTCTCAAGACCCTTAGTAACCTGCCCGAACGACTGCCCCGTGGTGGAGGCAAGGTCGCGCATGTTCTTGCTCAGCCCTTCAACTTCCTTTTCGCTGGCATCGGCCGTG